AGAAGATATACAATTAGCAAAAACCTTACCACCAGTAGAAGTTAAAAGATTAGAGTACGATCTTAAAGAAAAGTGGAATCATATTAATATAACTGAATTAAAAGAAAAGGTTAGTATGATTGAAGAGATGAATAGTATATTATCTGAAGAAATAAAAGTATTGTCTACGTTAGTAAAAGATGGTACAAAAACAGATGGTAAACTAGATGAGTTAGCTAAACAACTTAGAGATTTAAAATCTAAAAAACGTAAATAATGAAAAGCAAAGGTTTAGGTGATAGTATTGCTAAATTTACTGAATTTACAGGCATAAAAAAAGCAGTTGAAATTACTTTTAGTAAATGCAATTGTAATAAACGCCAAGAACAATTAAACATAAAATTTCCGTATAAAAATGTACAAACAGAAAAGTAATCCATTTAATTCTCCTATTATTAAAGTTGATATGGAAGAAGGTGTTTTAGGTAAAGCTAATAAAGATGGAAGCATACACATAAACAAAGACGTTACAGATCCTAAACAAATAAAAGATATAGTAGATCACGAAGCTGTACATTTAGACCAAATGAAAAGAGGTGATTTAGATTATAATGATAATAAAGTTATATGGAAAGGTAAAGAGTATTCAAGGAAATCAATGGATGAAGGAGCTAAGAACCTGCCGTGGGAAAAAGAAGCTTACAGCAAAGCTAAAAATAATAACAAATTCAAACTAGAAGGTTCAAGAGGAAATTCAAATCCTTATTCAGCGCTAATGAATAAAGGATTAATAAATAAATCTCCATTACATAAAGAACCTGTAAACGATCAAAACATATCAACTCCACCGCCTTACAATGGTAGTTTCTACACTTACGACACTGAAAAAGGAGCTTTTATTACTAATTACAAAAATAGAACAAAAAATTACCAAGGTTCTGAATATACTAAATTAAACGAAAGAGGTAATGTAGCCAACTTTGACGACGACAAATTATTTGCAAATACCCAAAAATATAAAGAAAAAGGTGGTCAGTCTGTAGATGATTTCAATCAAGGAATAAAGAACAGTATGAATGCTGTTAATAAAGAAAAAGATAAATTTAAATCGGAATATAATTATTTCAAAGAAATGATGGATAATCCTCCTGAAAAAGGAACAGAAATAAATTACGAATCTCCAGGAGGTAATACAAATCTTAAAATGTTGCCTAATCAGGTCTGGGATGATTTAGAAGGTGAAACTATGGTGGAGAAAATGAATAACATAAGATTCACAAAATCTGAATTTGATAAATCTAAATCACCGATTGGTGGAGGAGGTACAACTTCCATAAAAGAAATGAAAGCATTGAAAGCTGCAAATCCTGATGGGTATACATATGATGGTTCTATAGCTACAAATATGTATGGTACAAATACCTCTAAAAGAAATAGTGAGTTTGAAAAAAGATCAACATCTCTTAAAGATTTAAAATCTAATTATCCACAAGTTTATAAAGGAACAACCACTCAAGAAAAGTTAAAAATAAAAGCAATAGCTAAATTAGATCAAGAAGCCGCTGGAAATTATGGTGATGAATACGCAAAAAAATACAAAGCACTACAAACCAAAACATTTGATTTTTAATGGAAAAGAAAACATTTAAAGAAACTAAAATAGGTATTTTTTTATCAAGCAAGGCGCCTAGAGTATTGCAAGCTATTGGAGATGTACTTCCTGATAAAGGGACGCTTGGTGTAGTAAAAAATCTTATATCAAGTGATAATAAGATTAAGGCCGTTGATAAAGAACAAGCTATGAAGCTTATAGAGCAGGATATAACTGAACTTAAAGAGGTTTCTAATCGATGGAAAAGCGATATGAAAAGTGATTCGTGGCTTTCTAAAAACACTAGGCCTATAACTTTAATATATCTAACATTATCTATGACAATATTTGTAATACTAGATTCAACAGTATTATTAGAAATAAAAACAGGATGGGTTTCTTTAATGGAAGCTTTATTAATAACAGTTTACGTAGCATACTTCGGTAGTCGTGGTGCTGAAAAAATTACAAAAATAAATAAATAAAATGGCAGGATTTAACACATTTAACGAACGACCTGGTTTAGTAGGAAATGAAGCAGCTCAACCAAGGGTTTTTGGGCATGATGCAATAGCAACAACTCCATATTGGAATTTTACAATAAGGAACGGAGGAGCTAGTTATGAATCATCAGACGTAGGTGATACTTTAACTGGCGTAGGTAATGTAGGTGTATCTGGTAATATAACTGCAGTATCAGCAGCGGGTTTAGTTACGGGATTTACTTTTATATCAAAAGGAGATGCTAAGGTAGGTGAAACTATAATACTTAGTCCAGCAACAGGTGGTGGTGATGGTTTTCAAGTTATAATATCAGCTGATTCTTTGTCTAATTTAACGGCAGAGTCAAGAGGAGCTATGATATATAATAATAAAACATCAGCACAAGATATATCAATAATAACAGAAGCAGGAACAGCTGTAACTTTTAAAAGTGTTCCAGCAACAGAATACGTAGGATTTACTCACCCAATGTTAGCTATAGAGTTAACTAGTGGTGATGATATTTTAGCAGTATATTAAAAAACAAACAATCAAATCAAATCAAATGAAAATAAAAAAAGAAGAATTATTATTAATTCAAGAACAACAAAAAAATTTATCAGAATTAATGCACGATATAGGTTTTTTAGAAACTAAAAAACACGGTATTTTACACGCTATTGCTCCTTTGAATAATGATATTGAAGACTATAAAGAGTTATTAGAAGCCGAATATGGTCAAATAAATATTAATTTAACAGACGGATCATATACTAAAATAGAAACTAAAAAAGATGTCTAATTTAATTAGAAAAATAAGTATAGGCGCTGATTACAAAAATGAAGCAATGCACTATCAATTAAGTCAACAAGTGTACGGCGGTCATGTTATATGTAATATAATGCATAACGATGAAGATGATTCTTACAATATATTCATTAAAAAAGATGAAGAAGTAATACCTTGGAAAAAATTTAATTCAAATATGGCAGTATCTATAGAGTATGATTTAACTTATTAATGAAATCTTTATACGACTTTATAGTAAAACCTTTAAATTACAGATACGACAATAAAATTAAATTTCAAGACAAAGAACTTATTTTAAACACTAAAATAGAGAGTCACGTTTTTGTAAGTAAAAAAGCTTTAATTGTTTCTGAGCCACATCATAATAGTACTGAAATTAAAATAGGTGATGAAGTTTATATTCATCACAATATTTTTAGAAGATGGTATGACACTAAAGGTAAAGAAAGAAATGGTTCAACTTACTTTAAAGATGATTTATATTTTTGTTCTCCAAGTCAAATATACTTATACAAAAGAAATAATGAACTAGAATGTAATTTAAACTACTGTTTTGTGTCACCAGTGCAAGATACTTCAACTTTAAGCAACTTAAAAGAAAAAGAGTTATTAGGTATAGTAAAATACTGTAATAACTCTTTAAAAAGCAAAAAAGTTAACGTTGGTGATTTAGTGAGTTTTTCTCCAGATTCAGAATTTGAATTTGTTATTGGAGAAGATAGACTCTATTGTATGAAATCAAATAATATAGCCGTAATCCATGAATGTAAAGGAAACGAAAAAAAATATAATCCAAGCTGGACAAAAAGCAGTTGAAGAACTAATTAAGGTAGCAAAAGAAAAGATTGTAGACTCAGACGACGACTTAAGCGCTGATAGATTAAAAAATGCTGCCGCAACTAAAAAATTAGCTATATTCGACGCTTTTGAAATATTAACTAGAATACAATTGGAGGAAGATATTTTAAATGAAAAACCTAAAGAAGTTAAAGATCAAAAAACTTTTAAAGGTTTTGCAGAAGGGAGAAGCAAGTGAATTACGAGCAAACATTGTGGAAAGAAATAAAAGATATTGTTAATACTAAAGTATTAAAAAAACAAAATCGATTAAAAAAATGGGAGTATGGTTATAACTCTGATTATGATTTCATAGTAATAAGTAAAACTGGACAAATTGGACAAATCATTGAAATACAGAATCTCAGGATTGCTTTACCAGCAGCAAATGAACCGTTTAAACGAAGCGAAAAAAAAGAGGATCAATACTGGCAAAGAGAAGAGTACCCAAAAGAATTAAATAGAATAAAAAGCAGGTTTGACTGGGAAGAACACGACGGTGAGTTTAAAGAAAAATGGTACGACTATATTGATAATGAATTTATTAAAAGAGAAGAAGGTTACTGGTTTTATAATAAAGGTGTTATTAAATACATTACTGGCACTCATTACATGTATCTGCAATGGTCAAAGATCGACATTGGAGCACCAGACTATAGAGAAGCAAATAGACTATTCTTTATATTTTGGGAAGCATGTAAAGCAGATAACAGATGTTACGGGATGTGCTACCTTAAAAACAGAAGGTCTGGATTTTCATTTATGTCATCAGCGGAATTGGTTAATCAAGCCACAATATCTAGTGATGCCAGATTCGGTATTTTGTCTAAATCTGGATCAGATGCTAAAAAAATGTTCACAGATAAAGTTGTACCAATATCCGTTAACTATCCGTTTTTCTTCAAACCGATACAGGATGGTATGGATCGTCCTAAAACAGAGTTGGCCTATAGAGTCCCAGCTTCGAAACTTACTAGAAGAAAGCTTGAAAGTAATGAGCAACTAAGAGAACTTGATGGACTTGATACAACTATTGACTGGAAAAATACTGGTGACAACTCTTACGATGGTGAAAAGTTAAAAATACTAGCTCACGATGAAAGTGGAAAATGGGAAAGACCGGACAACATATTAAATAACTGGAGAGTTACTAAAACCACATTAAGACTAGGTAGAAAAATAGTTGGTAAATGTATGATGGGCTCAACTTCAAATGCTTTAGACAAAGGTGGAAACAACTTCAAAAAACTTTACGCAAATTCAGACGTTACAAAAAGAAATAGAAACGGACAAACATCTTCTGGACTCTATTCTTTATTCGTCCCTATGGAGTGGAACTACGAAGGATACATGGATACTTATGGATCACCTGTATTTCTTACGCCAAAAAATAAAACATACGGAATCGACGGTTTGCCTATTGAAATCGGAGTAATTGAACATTGGAAGAATGAAGCTGAAGGTTTAAAAGAAGATCAAGATGGTTTAAATGAATTTTATAGACAGTTTCCAAGAACTGAAAAACACGCATTTAGAGACGAAACAAAAGAATCTTTATTTAATTTAGTTAAAATATATGAGCAAATAGATTATAACGAAGGTGTTAATAATATTAAAAGAGTATCAAAAGGTAATTTTCAATGGTCAAGTGGGGTAAAAGATACTAGAGTTATTTTTATACCTAGTAATAATGGAAGATTCAACATAAGTTGGTTTCCTGATTCTAGTCTTCAAAATAATGTAATATTAAAAGATGGAAAAAAATACCCTGCTAATGAACATATAGGTGCTTTTGGTTGTGATAGTTATGACATATCAGGAACTGTTGATGGTAGAGGTTCTAAAGGTTCTTTACATGGTTTAACAAAGTTTAGTATGGAAGCTGCTCCACCTAATCATTTTTTCTTAGAATATATAGCTAGACCTGATACTGCAGAAATATTTTTTGAAGATGTATTAATGGCTTGTGTATTTTATGGCATGCCAATACTAGCAGAAAACAACAAACCAAGATTGTTATATTATTTTAAGCGTAGAGGATATAGAGGTTTTTCTATAAATAGACCTGATAAAATATGGAATAAACTATCTGTGGCAGAAAAAGAAGTTGGTGGAATACCTAATTCAGGTGAAGATATTAAGCAAGCTCATGCAGCTGCTATTGAAACATATATAAGCAATTACGTAGGTAAAATAGATGAGAATTATGGAGACATGTTTCATCAACCCACTTTAGAAGATTGGGCTACTTTTAACATCAATGATAGAACAAAGCATGATGCTTCTATTAGCTCTGGACTAGCTATAATGGCTTGTAATAAAAACAAGTATAAACCAAATATAGATAGAACTACAAAAAATATTAATTTAGGTATTAAAAAATATAATAATCAAGGAGATTTTTCACAAATAATTAAGTAAATGATAAATACAGAGAGTTTTAGTATTTTCCCTGATCAGGTTGTATCTGATGAAGTTAAAGCAAGTTTAGATTATGGCAGAAAAGTCGGTAGAGCAATAGAAACTGATTGGTTTAGTGGAACTAGAAGTGGAGTAACAAATAGATATAATTATAATTATAATAATTTTAGAACATTAAGACTTTACGCAAGAGGTGAACAACCTGTTCAAAAATACAAAGATGAGTTATCTATAAATGGTGATTTATCATATCTTAATTTAGATTGGAAACCTATACCTATAATACCAAAATTTGTTGATATAGTTGTTAATGGTATGTCTGACAGATTGTATGATATAAAAGCTTATGCACAAGATCCAGCCTCTTTGAAGAAAAGAACCTCATATGCAGAATCTATATTAAGAGACATGCAAGCAGATTCTTTTTTAGGCAATATAAAGAGTGCTTTAAACATAGACTTATATGCTACTGAAAATCCAGAAGATTTACCTCAAAACCAAGAGGAATTAAATCTACATATGCAGTTAGATTACAAGCAGTCTATAGAAATAGCAGAAGAAGAAGCTATAAACAATGTTTTAGATTTTAATAAGTATGAATTAGCTAGAAGAAGATTTAATGAGGATTTAACTATATTAGGTATTGGTGCTGTTAAAACTTCTTGGAATAGAGCTAATGGTATAACTATAGAATATGTAGATCCATCTAGACTTGTTTATTCTTATACTGATGATCCAAACTTCCAAGACATATGGTATGTTGGTGAAGTAAAACCTATAACACTAGCTGAACTTAAAAAACAATTTCCTAATTTAACAAAAGAAGATTTAAATAGAATATCAAAATACCCAGGCAATAGTAATATGATGTACAACATGGACGCTAGAAATGATGGCAACATGGTTTATGTACTTTACTTTGAATATAAAACATTCAGCGAGCAAGTTTTTAAAATAAAACACACGGCTAACGGTTTAGAAAAAGCTTTAGAAAAACCTGATACTTTTAATCCTGAACAAACAGATAATTTTGATAGAGTTTCTAGATCAATAGAAGTTTTGTATAGTGGTGCTAAGATATTAGGTCACGATGAAATGTTAAAATGGGAAATGTCTAAAAACATGACAAGACCTAATTCTAATTTGACAAAAGTTAATATGAATTACTCTATATGCGCTCCTAAAATGTACAAGGGCAGAATAGAGTCTTTAGTTAGTAGAGTCACTGGTTTTGCTGACATGATTCAATTAACTCATTTAAAACTACAACAAGTTTTAGCTAGAATAGTTCCTGACGGTGTTTTTGTAGACGTAGATGGTTTAGCAGAAGTAGATCTAGGTAATGGAACAACTTATAATCCACAAGAAGCATTAAACATGTATTTTCAAACTGGTAGTATAGTAGGTAGATCTATGACTCAAGATGGTGACTTAAATCACGGTAAAGTTCCTATACAAGAACTGTCTAGTTCTAGTGGTCAAGCTAAAATACAAAGTCTTATACAGACTTATCAATATTATTTACAGTTAATAAGAGATGTTACAGGTCTTAATGAAGCTAGAGACGGCAGTCAACCTAATAAAGACTCATTAGTTGGTTTACAGAAACTAGCTGCAGCCAATTCTAACACAGCTACTAAACATATACTAAATGCTAGTTTATATTTAACTATTAGAACATGTGAAAACATAGCTTGTAGAATAGCAGATACTTTAGAATTTGAATTAACTAATGAGGCTTTAAGATCCTCTATAAGTTCTTATAACACAGGCACACTAGAGGATATATTTAGTTTGCATTTATACGACTTTGGAATATTCTTAGAATTAGTTCCTGATGAAGAAGAAAAAGCTCAATTAGAACAAAACATACAAGTCGCTTTACAACAACAGAATATAACTCTAGAAGACGCTATAGATATTAGACAAATTCATAATTTAAAACTAGCTAATCAGTTAATAAAATTAAGAAGAAAACAAAAAGCTAAACAAGACCAAGCAGCTCAACAAGCTAATATACAAGCACAAGCTAATGCAAATGCTGAAGCTTCAGAAAGAGCAGCTATGGCCGAAGTTCAAAAACAGGAAGCGTTAGCGCAGACTCAAATGCAAATTGAGAAAGGTAAATCTGAATTTGATATACAAAAGCTTCAAGCAGAAGCTGAGATAAAAAGAGGTATCATGGAAGTTCAGTTTGGTTATGACATGCAGTTGGAGCAAGTCAAAACACAAGCTATGATTCAAAAAGAACAAGTAATTTCAGATAGAGAGACTAATAAAGAATCTGAAATTGAAGATAGAAAAGACAAAAGAGCTAAAATAGTTGGAACTCAACAGTCAGCTATGATCGGACAAAGACAAAATCAAGAAATGCCAATTGACTTTGAAGCCGACGAAAACAACCCCATTGAACTAGCACAATCGATGATGGGTTCTAGTTAATTATTATATTATATATTATGAACAAAGAAGAAGTAAAAAAAGAAGGTGATTTTAAAATTAAAAAGAAAGTTGCAAAATTAAAAAAATCAATAAACACTAATGAAGTAGTTAAATTAGATTTATCTAAAAAAGAAGAACCAAAGAAAGAAGAAGAAGTAAAAAAAGAAGAAATTGTTTTAAATGAAAAACCTGAAGAAAAAAAAATAGAAACAAAATCTGAAGAAAAAATTGATGAAAAACCTATAATGGAAGAAGTAATCAAAAGTGAGGAAAAGGTTAAAGAAGAAATTAAAGATCCTGTAAAAGAAATTGAACCAAAAGTAGATCTACCTGATAACGTGGAAAAACTAGTAAGTTTTATGAAAGACACAGGTGGTACTTTAGAAGATTACGTGAGACTTAATGCTGATTATAAAAACATAAATGAAGAAGCGTTACTTAATGAGTATTATAAAAAAACTAAACCACATTTAAATCAAGATGAAATATCTTTTATATTAGAAGATAGTTTTTATTTTGATGATGAGGTTGATGACGAGAGAACAGTTAAGAAAAAACAAGTTGCTCGTAAAGAAGAAATTGCCAAAGCCAGAAGTTTTTTAGAAGAAACGAAGAGTAAATATTACGACGAGATCAAGTTGAGACCGGGCGTTACTCAGGAACAAAAAAAAGCTACTGACTTTTTCAATAGATACAACGAAGAACAAGAAAAGAACAAAGCTGTTTCGGAAAAATTCCAAAAAAGAACTAGTGACTTATTTAATGATGAAGAATTTAAAGGTTTTAAATTTGACGTAGGAGAGAAAAGTTTTAGATATGGAGTTAATAACGAAAAAGTTGGCCAAGATCAGTCTAATCTAGATAATTTTTTGAGAAGGTTTCTTGATAAAGATGGACAAATATCTGATGTACAGGCATATCACAAAGCTCTTTATACTGCTAGTAATTCTGATACTATAGCTAAACACTTTTATGAACAGGGTGTTGCTGATGGTACTAAAGACTTGATATCTAAATCTAAAAATATAGACAACACTCCTAGACCTAGTTCTAATGGTGATATTTTTATAAATGGACTTAAAGTTAAAGCAATTACAGGTGGACTTGATAGTTCTAAGTTGAGAATACAAAAAAAAATAAAAAAATAAATAAAAACTAAAAAAAATGAGTTTTAATACAGGCGGGAGTTTTCCTGCATCAATAGTGCCTTCTCAAAAAAAGTTAGCTTTAGAGACTAATTACTTAGACTTTACAGGTGGACAAAACGATTTTGCACAACAATATCTACCAGAGCTTTATGAGCAAGAGGTAGAAAGATACGGAAACAGAACTTTAGGTGGTTTCTTGAGAATGGTAGGCGCTGAAATGCCTATGACATCTGATCAAGTAATTTGGTCTGAACAAAATAGATTACACGTAGCTTACGATGCTGTTACAAGTATCGCTCAAGGTGGTGGTGAAAATGGTTCTAGTAGAATTACTATTAACATGGCTAACACTGAAGCTACTAATCCAGCTATAAGAACTGGTCAAACTATATTAGTGTCTGATAATGCCACAGGTCTTATCACACAAAAAATGTTAGTTATAGGATCTACAATATCTGGAAATTCAGCTGGTACTGCTTACACTGGAAACGCTGCTGATATAGATGCTATTCCTTATGATAGTAATACTGTTAACACTACGTTAGCTGCTGGACCATGTAGCTTATTTGTTTATGGTTCTGATTTTGGAAAAGGTACTGAATCTATGAAAGGTGCTATTCAGCCAAACTTTACTCAATTTAGTAACAATCCTGTTATTCTTAAAGATCACTTTGAGATTAATGGTTCTGATACTGCACAAATTGGTTGGGTTGAAGTTGCTACTGAAGATGGAACATCTGGATACTTATGGTATTTAAAATCTGAGTCTGAAACAAGATTAAGATTTGATGACTACCTAGAGATGATGATGGTTGAATCTGAGAAAGCTGCTTATGATTTCAAGTACGATGGAACAGTTGCATCAACTGGTATTCAAGTTAATGGATCTGAAGGTTTATTTGCTGCTATCGAAGCAAGAGGTAATGTATACTCTGGTTTTTCTGGTGCTGCTGCTCCTGGATCTGGTGCGTTAGGTGATTTTGATACTATACTACAACAATTAGATAAGCAAGGTGCTATTGAAGAAAATATGTTATTCTTAAATAGATCAACTGCTCTTGATTTTGATGACATGATTGGCGCTATGGCTGGTAGTGGATTCGGTTCAACTGCTTCTGCTTCTTATGGTCTTTTTGACAATGAGTCTGAAATGGCGTTGAATTTTGGATTTTCAGGTTTTAGAAGAGGTTCTTATGACTTCTACAAGACTGACTGGAAATACTTAAATGATGCTTCTACTAGAGGTTTATCTAAAGCTATTGATGGTGTAATGATACCTGCTGGAACTACAACTGTGTATGACCAAATGATGGGTGTTAACATTAGACGTCCTTTCTTACATGTAAGATATAGAGCTTCTGAAACTGAAGATAGAAGGTACAAGTCTTGGATCACTGGATCTGTAGGTGGAGCTTATACTTCTGGATTAGATGCAATGTCTGTGCACTTTTTATCTGAAAGATGTTTAGTAACGCAAGCTGCAAATAATTTTGTATTGTTCAAAGCTGCGTAATTTTTATATAATGAGAGTGGCCTTTGTCACTCTCTTTATTAATCTTTTAAATAAAAAATTATGAGTTTTATAAAATTGCCATTAAATGGCACAAGTGTACAGAATCGTGCTGATTTTGTAGTGGTTAAAGCTGACGGCGTTTATGACGTTGAAGCAGCTGACAGTAATGGAACTTCAGCGACTGCTGGACCTATTATGCACATATACTATACTAATTCTGCTTCTACAGCGAATGAGTATTTGAGAATGACTATTACTTACTTGGCTGCAACTGATTCAAAACCAGTTCAACCTACGGATGTGCAAGCTCTTAGAGATCTAATAGCTAAAGCAAACCAAGAACCAGGAAGTGTACCTTTATTTGAATTAAGTGGAGCTAAATCATCAGCTACTCCTAATGATTTTAAAGTAGCAACTGCTGTTGGTGCTGTTGGTAGTAAAGGAGCTGTTTTAAAAGCTGCTTCATCTAAATAAATAAAAATAAAATTATGAGTAATTATATAAAAATACCATTATTAAGTAACCCAGCTAGAAGCTTTCTTTCATCTGCAATAGTTGTTGGTACTCAAGGCTCTACCCCTGGATATACAGGTGGTGGAACTAGAGTTGCTGGAACTACAGTTGCTTCTGGAGTTACAACAACTAGTGGAACGGGAACTGGGGCAGAATTTGGAGTGGTACTTACTGGTGGTACATTTTCACTTACGATAACCGCATCAAATACAGGTGAAGGATACAAAGTAGGTGATACTGTTACATTAACTGCAAAAGCTGCTGCTACTGGAGTAACTAGTTTTTCTGAAGCTATAGTGTTTGCAATAACTTCAGCTATGTTAGTTTCAATTGAAGGAAACTCTGTTTCTGATAAATTTCAATTAATACCTACAGATGACATTGCTAGTGTTTCAAGAATTACCAATTCATCTGGTGCCTCATTTACTGCTGATCAAATTTTCGTATCTACAGTAAATACTACTGGCGACGCTACTAATGCTGTATCTGAAATAGCTGGATATACAATCCAATTTGACGATGCACCTACGGCTGCTAACGACATGATTGATTGTATTGCTACATTATCAGCCTCTATTGCAAAAGCTGAATCTGCCGTGAACTCACAACCAGAAGTTGTTTGGTTTGCTGGGTATGAAGTTCTATCCATTAGTTATGGTAAGAATCCTTCTGTTTAAAAACAAGAAATAACAAGGTCCTGCGAAAGCAGGATCTTTTTTAATTATTATATTATATTATATTATGGAAACAAAAACAAAAGCGAAAGCTAAAAATGAAAAAAAAGACGTATTTGCAAATTGGCAAATAAAAGATAGAAGATATGTACTTAAAGGAAATTTTGAACCTTTGACATATTCTATACCAGTTAGACATACATCTAAATACCCTCTACTTTGGTTTGACGAAAATGAAGGTTATAATAGGGAGTTAAGATACGCTACTAATCAAAAATCTGTGTTTGTAGACGAGCAGGAAGGTCCTGTAACGTTAAAACACGTTATTTTTCAAAAAGGATTTTTAGAAGTATCTAAACAAAACACTACATTACAAAAATTTTTAAGTTTACATCCCCAGGCTGGTAAAATGTTCTTTGAGCATGATCCTAGACAAATAGCTTCTGATGAAGTTGAGGATATAGAAATGGAAATTGAAGCTTTAAATTTAGCTCAAAACTTAGAAATAGATCATTTAGAAGCTATAATGAGAGTTGAAATGGGCAGTAATGTTAGTAATATAAGCAATAAAGAACTCAAAAGAGATGCTTTAATATTTGCTAAAAGAAATCCAAAATTATTTGCTGATTTAGCAACTGATCAAAATGTACAATTAAGAAATCTAGGTATTATTGCAGTTGAGAAAGGTATATTAACTTTATCTGGAGATAATAGAACTTTTTCTTGGAGCAGTAATAATAGAAAATTATTTAATGTTCCTTTTGATGAACACCCATATTCAGCTTTAGCCTCTTGGTTTAAAACTGACGAAGGACTTGAGGTTTTTAATTCTATAGAGAAAAAACTTAAATAACAAGTGATTATAATAAAGGTGGTTTAATCACCACCTTTTTTTTTAAAATATTAAAAATGGCAATAAGCGTAGATACCGTATATAAAACAG